GGACTGCCCGGAGTGAAACGAACGCCCAACCGATATTGCGAGGCACAAACTTTGAGTCGATGGAGTGACACCTCAAGAGTAGTCTTCTTATATAGCAACTCTTGATTCTTGATATTTGTTCTTACTGCTTGGTGGCAAAGATCAACACCCTTTCCAATTGGAATATTGAATTGCAGGGATGCACCCCAATTAAAGGAATAATTATCTTTTTCAAATCTTGGTATCTCTGAGTAATATTTAATGTCTCCCGTATCATCGTCATAGATTGGTGTCCTCGTCACTGTTTCTCTGGGTCTTGCAAAGCTGTGGGAATCAACCAAGTATGGTGAGAATGTAACGGAAGGGCTGACACATTGAATACCCATACTATACCTCGAAACAGGCCACGCCCCCGGTACGATTTGCGTTGCATTGTTGTTAACGACCCCAGAGGAATTGCTACTCGGCGAAGCTACTGTAGTATTTGCTATAACAGGAGTTTGACCCCCTATTAATAATACAATTGCTAAGGCCCGAAAATGCTTATTGATTCGCTTGTTTGCGTTGTCTCGACAGTCCGAGATACGTTTACAATTGACTCCAGACCGGGAGAAGTTACATGTTCGATAAGACTGAAGGGGGCGGCCTCGTTGACTATTTCCCATTGCGGAATAGTCTCCATTTGTGGGCTTGCCCAGTTGTAATTAACTCCATTGATTGTTTGGGTAGTGGTTGATGTTGCAGAAGGATTAATAACAGTTCCTTCTTTGGGACGAATGTTCATCCCAGACGAGGAATATGTATATCCTGTGTTGAATGAATGGCTGGTCACTGTTTCTGTTAGTACAGATTGGCTAGTGCTATTCACCCTCATTTCTCCAGATCTAAATTGAGGCACAATCGGTGCTGCTGCTACGGTTTGACCCGCTATTAATGATATAAATAGCAGCGTTAATTTAATCAATTTGTATTGAACTTTTGATACTTCCTATAGCTGTCGTATTCTCGCCTCCGGCGGTAAGTGAGATAACACCAGCCGATGTCACCCCGCCAGCTAATGAAGATGCTGTACCTCCTTTCGTACTAGTTTGGTCACTGAAATTGCCCACTGTGCCTACTGTTGGGGCTGATGTAGGAACAGCATCACCCTGAAAATAACTACTTTGAAAACTGAAACTTTCTCCTCCGGTAGCGTTCTGAGTCCCTACCACAGTACCGGGGTTATATATTCCTGTTGTGATTGTTCCGGCTGATAGCTGCCCACTATTGTCACCTATCGCAGTATCCACCCCACTGCCCGAAACACTAAACGTACTCGGCATTCTGGTACTCGAAGTACTTGCAGCTCCTACAGTAATCTGAGCCGAAGAGGTAATTTCGTGTCGTATATCGGCCTGCACTGGTGCAGACAAAAGGAAGAAAAGACAGAATAGCTTTTTCATTTACTTAACTCCTACATTGGTGTTGTTGTTGTCAACTATAATCTTATCCTTTTTATTATTTCCGTTCTTTTTAGCACCAACAGAAATTCCGTACGATCCAAGAACGCCCGAAACCAAGCCTGCGGTAAAAGCCCCGTCTATACGAACTTTACCCATGTACCCTAAAGTCATCATGGATAACGACCAACAAAGGATTAAAAACCGAATTGTATGTCCAAATAATTCGGCATAACCTTTATCTTCCGGTTCTTCCATAGTTGCTCTACACAGGTGTTGGTTATAGCCTAGGGTAAATTAACGCATTTCCCTATGCTTGTTTTAATTAAACCAATCCTTTTTGCTTTCATCAAGAGCGATTCCGTCAAACGCCTTATCGTAGAACTTCTTGAGAAACTAGCCCAGTCCACTGATAACAACATAGATGATCAAGCTGTTGCGATCATTAGAGACAATATTTTTAAGCTACAATCAAAGTAAGTAATCTACACAGGTGCAACTATGCCCAATAACTCAGAAGAACTAGAGAGATTACACACCTTAACTATTGCTGCTGTTATCCATCGTGTAGAGAATGGCTGTCAAGATGATGACGGTAATTACAAACCCGTCAGCAATGACGATCTCAGACTGGCTGCTCAACTGCTCAAGCAAAACAACATCACCGCTAATTTGGCAGAGGCAGACAACGAAAGGTTAAAAGCAAATATGGCTAAGAAGTGTGATTTCTCTGCAATCAAAAAGAAACTAGAAGAAAGCATCACTTAGTTTTTTTATTGTTTAATAGATTCGCTCGCTCTTGTTGTCTTCTCAACTCAAGGCAATGAGAGCAGAAGCATATAAAGACTTCTCTCTCTTTAGTCTTCACGATCTTGCAACTCCACCGTAGGCTTTATGGTTATTTTTTGGTATGAAGCCACATGCCAAATCATCAATAGATGCACCTGTTTCATCAAACCAAGCTTCTCTAATTAAATCGTCTATCTCTTCCTGACGCTCAAATTTTCTCCTTTGCTGATCTTGTGCTGCTGCATCAACAAAGAACTTAACGCCAAGACTTAAACAATCAATTTTATCGTCCCATAACAGACTTCCTCTATCTGTTGTTATGCGGCTCATGGAATACATCAATGATCGTTGATGACCATTTTCAGGATCACGTTCACCACTTGCATAATCACTTTTAATGACTGATCGACCAACTATTAAACGATGCTGCTGAACTAATGGTGCAAGGGTATCTACTATTCTCCTTTCCTTTTGAATACTGACTCTGACTTCTTCTATAGCCACTGGATGATGCCTCAACATGGCAGGTTGTAATAAAGCAGTAAACATTCCATCACCCATGTTTGATTCACTAACAACCTGAGTTACATTCCATTTCTTTGCGATCTTTGCCAACATCTCTAATACATCTTTTCCATAACCTTGTGTCGTACCACCTGATTCCAATAAAAAGAAATTACCGTTTAATTCAGCAATCACACTCCAAGCTAATTCATCTGACTTAGACCCTCCTCTTCCTGCTGGGTCAATTGCTAACACACATCTCCATGTATCTTTTGATGGTATCCATCCATCAATATTCATTGGCGAATGGTAATAACGATCAGCACCCATCCCAACACAAATTAAATCTTGTACTCGTTGTTCTGGTGCAGATCCCCATACCACTGTTTCAGGTAATGCTTTGCCATCTAAATCCATCACAATCAAATCTCCTAACCTGATTGGATAACGATCTAACGTACTAAGTCGGCAATTCAATTGAAACTGCAACTGAACAGCAGCCCTTGTCATCCTTGTCTCTCTCTTTAATAATTCCTCATGCCCAAAGCGTTCAGGATCAGTTGGTTCACCAGCAATTTCTGGATTCTTTTCTACGGCTTCCTTGATGTCTGGGGCTAGGTGTTCTTCATAGCAATCCCACTCATCAGAGTCGTTTGGATTAGGAAATCTCGCAGGCCAAAAACGTATAGAATAGTTCCTTTCCCTTACCAGCCTTAGATATAGACTCGACTCCAAATGCGGCGTACCTAGGTAACGAATTTGTCTTGGGAAGATTTGTTGTAGGCCACCTAACGTGTAATCCCTAGGTGCGTTTGCATCAAAACCCGGATCATCTGGTTTAATAATTGCTTCTAATTCTGTTACTGCTTGTGCTAATCGTTCTTGTTTTAGCGGTGTGATCGAGTTATTTAACGTCTCTATATCATCTGGCAGTGCCAGCGTACAGCGTTTACCAGTCAAAGATGGACTCAATATCCCTACTGTTCTTACAGACGGACTCTGATCAATTACAGCAGGCCCAACATCAAATGCTTTAAAACTTGACCTTCCATCAGGTCTTGGTTCTAAACATCGCAATATATCTACATCCCTAATACATCTCGCCATAAATGTTGCTACCTCCTCTGCTTTCTCAGCAGTAGCAGCAGGAATCAGAATCTTTTCAGTAAAAGGATCATGTCTTAATCTCCATAACGCATAAGCACCACTTTCAAAAGATTTACCTAATCCTCTATACGCTGTAGTAATACACCTATCTGGCCCTGTCTCTAACCACTGTGCCACACTCAATTGTCTTAGCGTCGGTGTATCAGCTAAACCTAGTTCTCTCAATAAATAACAAAGGAAATGTGGGAAAGGCCACAACCCTTCCGGTAATGGACTCCAACTCATAAAGAGAACCCTCCAGCCTTGACGACCAAAGGGTTCTCCCAACAACCACTAACCAAATAGGTCAGTGAACTTCCCAGCACCACCTGTAGAAGTATTTCCATCTTAGTCCTCTTCTGTCTTAACTTTCTCTTTTTTCGCTTCTTTAATCACTGGCTCATTCTCTTTTCCAATCGCTTTCATATATACATCCGTAGGAACATCACTCCCATACTGCTGTAATCCTAATCTCATCCTCTCCTCGTTACTTACATACATGGGTGCAGTGCAATTAATAAAACAATAACTAATTATTCACTCACTATCCATAGCTTGTCTGAATTGTTTCATAATCAATGACCTCTTTTGACTGCCACCCGCACATGCAATATAAGGATTAATTAAAAAGTACACCTCCCCTGTCCTCTCTTCCTTCACCCTTGCAACTATTAGTTCCTGCTGCAACCTCTTGATTCCATTACAACAAGCAGATACACCAATCCCTAACCGTTTCGCTAATGCACCAGCAGTTAATCTGATCTTCCCACTTCTCCAACTCATCTCAGCCATTAATCCAACCAATATCGCCATGTCCCTTAGCTGAATCCTCCTGTCCCTCAAACCAACCAATAACCCATCCATTTCTTCCGTATATAACATCAGAAAATCTTCTTGGTCTGTACTACTTCTCATAGGTTCCTTGTGCTGATTTACTTATTGGCACACCTAGGTGTCTCAACTTTTCTTAAGGTTTGTTCGACCCAGTCATACCAACCCATCTAACATACCATAAATTAAACCACTTAAATCTAGGTGTGTGCTTTTTTAATCTATAACTCGCCTATTTTGCGGCGACTCTAGACTCTCTATAGGGGAACCCTCTTTTTTTTACGTGAACACACACATACACACCTACATACATACACACCTCCTCCCAAATATTCCGTGATTTTTTTTTCCGTTTTTATATCGCATCTTTAGGGGGGTAGATTTCTCCCGGCGCGAGACGTTTCCCCCATTCAAAATTTCAAAAGAACAAGAAAAAAAAGATCAAAAGACTACTAGGGTTAGTTATTTTTTAGTAGAGGGGAGGGGGGATATTAAGTATTAATCAGTTGAATCTATTGGTATGACTTAATTGTTATCAGATAACTAATCTGATGACACTTGAAACTATTAGATAAGAGTATGAATCAGTGTTGAATAGGTAGCTAGAAGGCTGAAGAGTAGGGCTAGGGGATTGTGACAGAGTGTAAAGATTGAGTTGTGCGAATGCTCTCTTAACTTCTCGGCAGTAAGAAGCAGTGCTATAAGAAGAGAGCTTACTCTGCATCTATGCAGACTAGGCAACAACAACCACTTACCAACTTATTAATCGTGACAGTAACCAAGAAACGCAAGGTCTACGACGGGCCTTCACAAGAAGAGAAACTCTGTAATGAGTTAATCAAGATGATGGAAGAGGGAAAGAATCCTTGGCGTAAAGAATGGACATCATTAAATGATGGAAGACATCAAAACATTTTTACTGGTGCTTATTACCACAATGGCAATGTTGCATTAATGGAAATGTACGCAATGGCAAGGGGTTATAACGAGAGTCTTTGGGCTGGTGCTAATCAAGCTAAGAAGGCTGGGTTTAAGATTAAGAAAGGATCTAAATGTATTTATATAATCAGGCCACAATTGAATAGTCACGAGGTTAAAGACGATCAGGGAAAGGTAAAGAAAAATCCTGATGGTTCACCAGTTATTGCAGCATGGACTAGCTATAAGCCTTGCCCAGTGTTTCACGTTAGTTGTTTTGAGGGGGAAGGCTTGCAAGAGTTGATTAGTGAGAAGCTAGGGACTCAGAATTTAAGAACTGAAGAGCCCAAGAGAATTAAGCAATGCGAACAGGCTGCTAGGACATACCACAAGCAAGAAAAGCTTGAGACTAAGTGGATTAATAGCCGTGCATGTTACAAGCCTGTACAGGATGAAATAAACATGCCAGAGAGGAAATTATTTGATAACAGTGAAGCCTTATACAGTACGTGGTTTCATGAAATGGTACACAGTACTGGACATTCAAGCAGATTAAACAGGTTAAAGGCTGCAAGCTTTGGCTCTAATGAATACGCAAAGGAAGAGTTAGTCGCTGAGTTAGGGGCTTTCTTGATATGTCAAAGGCTACAGATTAGTTCTAACACAACTAACCATGCGGCCTATTTATCTAATTGGATAGGATGTCTTAGACAAGATCCTAAGTATCTTTTAAAGGCACTAGGAAAGGCTACAAGCGCAGTAAATAGAATCTTAGGAAGTGAGGTTAAGTAAATGAAATATCCAATGCTTAACCGTCCTATAGATAAAAACTGGGTTCCTTATAGGGAACTCAGTAAGGAACATAAATTAAAAGTTAAAGAAGAATTATGGGCTAAGTATCAAGAGGAGAAAAGAGCGAAATTATATGATGCTTTAGAAGTACTCAGAGATAATAAAAGATATTTAAAACTAAGTGATGATACAGACAATGAGTTAATGATGAAAATGTGGTCTATATCACATAACAAGGAGTTTATTTGATATGGAATATTTAACATATAAACAATTTATTACTAGGTATCCTGATTGGTTCAAGATGGGTACATGTTATCAAGAGTATTTAGATGAATATTATTATTATAAAAATGATCATTATGAGGGACACATAGAAGGCTATTCATAACACTTAATCTATCCATGAAGCCTTCTTAATCAGTGGGCTTCATAGATGGCTTATATGTCATCTACTAAACAACCATTAACCGAGGTTTAACTATGAACTATGAACAGTTCAAAACGCTTAAGTATAAGCAAAGAATTAAAGCAAGTATTCACGATACTTGGAGTAAACGAGAAACAATCTTAGAAGTAGGCAGGAGGACTAAAAGCAAAAAGTACAATGTTGAAAAAGTTACATTAATTCCTACTCATACGACTGGTGAACTTAATACATTTGCATGTAAATATTATTTATATGCAAGACCTAAGAATCAATTTGGAGGTAGTTACACAGAAGAAGAACTAAAAGAAAAGAATGTTACCTTAGCGCATGGAAATATGGCAGCTAATCTTTATGAATACGAGGTGATCAAATGACATTACATCCTATTCAGAATGTTTATTATCCTAATCAATTAAAGGATAGTAGAGACAAGCATAGAGCAGTGATCTATGAGGCTGCCACAATGCTCTTAGAAAGTGATCTAGCACTACCTAAGAAGTATAGAATCAGTGTTAATACTAAGAGGGAATTAAAGCGTATTATCTGGGGAATAGGTGAGAATAAATTAGATGCAGAGATAACACTACCAGAGTTTTTATGAGGCCGTATTTTTATGCAATGGTCACGGTATTTCTGTTATGGACAACAGGGTTTGCCGTGGCTAATTTATTCCTATTAAAAGGAATTATTTTACATCAACAAAATGTTATTCAAAAGGAGTTAAACCAATGAGCAAATTTCTTTCATTTGAAGCCGAGAACAAATGGAAACTGAGTGATACCTATGATCCTTTATTTGAATATTTTAGAGGTGGCGAGGATGGCTGTATGTGGCTTTATAAGGATGAAAAGACTGGTAGAGGTTATTGGTATGAAGATCACCAATTCATGTCAGCACCTTTAAAAAAATATGGCTCACCTGACTTAGAACAAAGGGAACTTATACGTCACTGGGAAAATATGGATTATTTCGCTGAAGATTCATCAAACTTTGAACATTTAATTATGATATTAGAAAAATTAGTATTACAAAATATGCTGTTAAATCCAGAGGAAAACTAATGAACAGAGTCTTTAAATCCGATCAAGAAATTGACATTAATCGGTGTGCAAATGCACTAGAAAAATGTGCTAATTCTTTGGATAAAATAGAACAAATGTTTACTGTTTTATTAATATCTAAGGAAAAACGAGGTGGGGCGAAAATCAGTGATAGCCCTAGCAGTAAAAAGTCTTCTAAAAGTAGAACTAAAAAAACTAATAGTAATAAAATAGATACTATTACTGGACTGGAAATTGATAATGTTAGTGGGAGGTTAAAGAAATGAACAAAGAACCTGATCGGGCTGATTTAGAACTTCAGTTGATTAATTGGAACAAAAAATATAAGGCCAAGTACGCAGAACTTTTGGCAACTTATGGAGACAATCCTGTAAGGGATATGCGCTTAGAAAATGAGTGTGATGAAATGCTTGTAGAAATCTTGGATATTGAAAATTTACTAAAGAAAATTACAATCATACCCCCTCAAAAAATCAGGAGGTTTGGTTGTACATATTTATTGGAGGTAAACAAATGAACTCAAAAGATCTAAATGATTTAAACGATAGGATATGGGATCTAAAAGATAAAGAATACTTCAATGAAGAAGATCCTATTAAGGCAATGTATTCATTGATTGCAGACTTAAGTTTATTGCAAGTACAAGGCCATGAAGAGAATAAAAAGGTAGCTCAATCAGTTGCAATGATTTCAACTGTTATAGGGATATTAACTGAGAAGATTGCAGCATTGGAGAAGAAACTAGATGACAAGTAAAAAAGCAAATCAGAATCCTTCATTACTAGAAAAGATCGAGAACGCTGAGAGAAGAATTATGGAGTTAAAAGCTTTAATAAAACACTGGAAGAAAAAGCTAAATCGTACAATGAACAACACAGGTGCAGACATTAGATGAAGATGTATTTAAACGGATCTGGACAAGGAACTAGAAGATTTTATTTGAATGAAAAATCTGAACGAGTCTGGATTGATATGCCTTCAGAAGAATGGCAACAACATTACTTAAAATCGCATTATCAAAATGATGACTAAAACTAGATTCCACATTGAACCAAGATTATTTGCTGGACTTTTATCAGAGTTCAGGAAGAAAGGGAGAGTCATCCCACTTCAAGCAGTGGAAGTTTTTTTACTTGTTGCTAGTGGAGTGGACACAGTAAAAGAACTAGGAATTGCAATGGCTGATGAGGATGGAAATCCACTGCATGTAAGTAGTGTTCATCGAGCAGTATCTTTTTTACGAGGTCGATCTAGTTATCGCAATGGAAAGTTTGTTAAATCTCCTTTTGATGGTTACTTGCAGGTGCGGGAACATCCACATACAAGAGCGTTTCAAATATTACTTACTAAACAAGGTAGTGCCCTAGTGAATAGTTACTTAAGGCACAAGATAGATAAATAGAACAAATGATACTTTGCTTTTCGGTAATGCAGAGTTATGGTATTTATTACTAGAAGATACCCCTAGGCAACTTCGACTGACCACACCTAGAGAATCCCATCAATGCAGCACATTCTTATTATGAACATAATTATTCCAAGAACTCGCAATTACATTGAAATTACATTACATTTAGATTGTACCTACAAATACGAAAAGTTAGCTCTACATAGGTGTATAACACCTAGGTATCGGAAGCATCCCGAACTACGCTCAAAATGGATTTATCTGTCTTTGAACGGGGTCTTGAAGCTTTTGCGAGCATCGCCCCGACTTCTTTTCCACTTCATCACGTTCAGGTTTTTATCTATGTGGCGCAGCATCAAGGCTGTACTTACAAAGAGATAGAAGATGAACTATCCCTGACTAATTCCTCAGTTAGTAGAACTATTAATGCACTGGGAGGAACACATAGAAAGGGATATGAAGGCCATGATTTATTGCTAGTACAAAATGACGCTGAAGAAGGAAGAAGATATACAGTTTGGCTGACCAAGAAAGGGAAATCAATTATGAGGCAGCTAGACAAAATCAAGTAACAACCACTAACCCAACAACAACCACCAAACCAATGCCCGGAACAATTAGAAAGAACTCCAATGGAGGCTATACCGTTGATGTTTCTATGAACGGTCAGAGAAAAACTGCTAAATGCAGACTAAAGAAAGAAGCAGAGAAGAAAAAGAGTGAACTAATACAGAGTTTCAGGAGGAGTTACGAAGGCAAGAAATCCACCTCAAGAATTAGATTAGATACGACAATAGAAGAAGGCCAAAAGATAGTGCTTGAAAGGCATTATAAAGATATGCCTTCTTATGATTCAGCCAAAGGAGGGTTGAATAAATTTATATATTTTGTAGGGAAAGATTTTTTATTAAAAAATATAAACTCTGAAGTTTTTTATGAATATACAGAGGATGGATTAGCACAAGATTTATTACCCAGCACATTAAATCGACATAGAACTTACTTATTAATGGTATTTACCATTTGTGAAAGATTTGGAAAGATCAAGAGAGAAGAGATACCAACACTTCCACCAAGTTTGCGTGATGTTAAACGTGGGAGAAGAATCTTTTCTAAGGAAGAAGAAAATTTCTTTATTAATTACTGGAAAAAATGTGGCTATGAACAGTTAGCAGATTTGTTTCAGTGGAGTATTGATTTATGTGCAAGATGGGGTGAAGGTCAAAAGCTTAGATCAGGTGATGTTGATTTAAAACGTGGATTAGTAACTTTTAGAGATCCTAAGAACAAAGACACAAGAACAGTTGCAATGACTAAAAGGGCTATTGAATGTATTAGGCCGTGGGTATCAAATGATAAAAGAGAATATGTATGGCAAGGAGAAGGATTGAAATATCACCAACTGGTCAGATTAATTAAGCAAGTCAAATTTGAATTAGGACTAGAGGAAGATAAAGCATTGACTTGGCATAGTTGTAGACACACAGGTGCAACAAGGATTGCACAAGCTGGTGTTTCTTTATCTGAATTAATGGCGTTTGGAGGATGGAAAAGTTTAGCCAGTGTTCAGTGCTATCTTCACTTAGATACTAAAAAATTAAGCCGTTGCGTTGCGGCTCTGGAGGAGGCAGTTAAATGAAAAGAAAAGACGCTGAAAACCAAATTGAGTTCTACAAAACCCCAGAACCACTAGAAGAAGGTGAAAAATTTTTTGTAACACTTGGGGAATACTTTTACTATCGCCCAAACCCAACGGGAAAATCCAAAGTTGAAATAACTAATACCAGCGACGAGACTTGAACTCGTACGACCCTTGCGGATCTCAGGATTTTAAGTCCTGTGTGTCTACCAATTC